AGTAAAAATAATTTATATTTATTGCAAAAAAGTTTTGTAGTTTGAAAATAAGTTGTATATTTACACTATAATTAAACAAACAAAAACTATGAAAACAAGAAACTACTTAACAAACTTAATCAGCGAAAAAGCTGGAATTTCAATGGACACTATTTGCGAGGTTGCAGGAAAAGAATGGGGTATGAATTACATCCCTTTACATATAATTGTTGATACAATCTGTAATATGGACGCAAACAACCAAAACAAATGTGTATCTAACTTGACTGCAATTGATTTTAAAAACGGAGACGTAATGCATTTCTTTAATTACATTGCAAAATTTATCGCAAAATAATAACTAGAGGGGGGAAACCCCCTCACAAAACAAACACTATGAAAACAAAAAAATTAGAAAATTTAAAAGACACATTTGTATCTAAAGAGTTCAACGATATACTACAAGAAAGAATTAGTTATTTATCGGATGAATATACTGACGTTTGTGAATACAGAAACATTAGTAAAAAAACACATTTTATATTAGACGAAACTACATATAATGAAAAAACAAATATGTTTTTATGGAAAATGGATGGACAATTACACGCACACGATTATTTGTCAAGCAAAATAAAAATTTATGATAGGCTTAGAATGGTGCATTTTACAATACATTTTGAAATAAAAAATAACACTAAAAAATTAGTTGCAAATATTTGTCAAGTTTTACAATTAAAAAACACTGACTACAAATACGACGAACAAGTTATTAATGTTGGTTGGGCTAATGAAAATTTAACTACAAACAATTAAAAAAATGAAATATAAATTTTACGACATAGAATTATACGAATATTGCGACGTTGCAACAACTGGAAGACATCAAATCACAAATCAGCAATTTGTAGATATTAAGCAACAAAAAAAATCTTTTAAAATATTTGGCACGCAAGAACAAATTAATGAATATAAAAAAGGATTGCCAATTGACGAAATTTACGAATATGGATTAGAAGAAAAAGACACTTATTATGCCGGTATAAGTTTTCAATATTCTAAAGGACACGAAAGATATGATGCTGAAAGTGATTTGCCTACACTAAAAGAATACAACGACAAAGTAATTGAATTTTTTAAAAAAATGGAAAAAAGATATATTGAAAATAACTGTCAAATTTTAGTGCGATGAAAATAAATTTTGACACAACTGCAAAATATCTTGACATTATAGAAAGATGTAAAAATATGAGAATTGACGAATTAGTTGAATTTGAAAAACAAATGAAAAATAACGAAATATCGTATAGACATCAATTAATAAGTAGCGAAGTTTTAAAATGGCGATTAGAAAAAGCTTTGGGAAAAATAAAAACTTATGCGCCGACAAAAATTAAAATTAAAGAAGATGAATAAAATTAATACTAAAATGATTTTTAATCATAAATTATTAGCTAAAAATATTAGAACATTATTATATGATGCATTTTTAAAAAAGAATTATGAAGATGATAATAACGAAATATATGTTGGCGCAAATGCAAAAGATAGTCATTTGTTTTTTGTGTCAAGAATAGAAAAAAAATCTAAGTACATTGAAGAGTATGGTTTTGTAATAATATTTAATTATTATGTGGACGATGTTTTGATTAAACAAATGTTATTTAGAGAGGATGACAAAGGTAAAATCGGCAAGCCTTTTAAAACAAATTCTGAGCCAGCTAAAAATAAATACTAATAATAATTTGCAATTGATATAAATATTTTGTATTTTTGCAATAATAATAACACTAAAAACAAACATTATGGGAATAATAGCACCAGCACAAACAAAGTCTAGGGATTACGAATTAGTGCCTAGCGGAACACACATCGCAACTTGTTTTTCAATGGTACACATTGGAACAATTGAACAAGAATATAATGGCGAAACTAAACTTGCAAACAAAGTTAGATTATCTTTTGAGATACCGGCAGAGATGCGAGAATACGGAGGAATTGAATTGCCAATGTCAATTTCTAAAGAATATACTTTGTCAATGTACGACAAAGCAAATCTGAGAAAAGATTTAGAAAGTTGGAGGGGTAAAGGTTTTACTGATGCCGAAGCACAAAATTTTGATATAACTAATTTACTTGGGATTTCTTGTATGATTTCAGTAGTACATAGGGTTAGCAAATTGGGAAATGATTATGCAGTAATTAGCACGATAAGCCCATTGATGAAAGGCACACCAGCACCGGAACAAATTAACCAGCCGTTTCAATTTAATTATAATGATAATTTTGACACTGACTGGCTAGAGAATAATTGTCCGGTATATTTAAAAGAAAGGTTAATGACATCATTAGAATATATTGAAAAAACTGGAGGACAAAAAAAAGAAAGTGTATCTGACGATATGCCATTTTAATAACTAAAAAAATAAAAAAAAATGTTAGAAAATTATTTAAAAGCAAAAGGACTAAACAGAACAAACATAAACTCAATTATTGATTGCAGTCCGCCAACAACAAGATTATTATTAGACAATCCGTTGGACTTAAAAGTTTCGCAAGTTGTTTCTATAGCTGCAGCAACAGAAAATACTTTTAAAGAAATAAGTGGAATTATTGTTGGAACACACAATATTGAAATGGGTAGTGAAATTAAAATTGTAGAAAATAAATTGTAGTATTCGCAAATAAATTGTTATATTTGCAAAAACACAAACACTATGAACAGAGACTTTAAGGGAGTTTGGATACCTAAAGAAATATATTTAAACGAAGAACTTAGTTTGGTAGAAAAAATTTTACTTGTTGAAATAGATAGTTTGGATATGTCCGAAGCTGGATGTTTCGCAAGTAATCCATATTTTGCAGAATTTATTGGAGTAAGTTCAACAACGATTTCAATAGGTATAACAAAACTTAAAAAACTTGGGTTAATTTATCAAGAAAGTTTTGACGGCAGAAAAAGGATTTTGAAAAGCTGCCTACAAAATATTGATACTCAGAATATTAATTTTCAGAAACCTGCCGTAAGAAAATCTAAAAGCAGCATTAAGAAAACTGAAAACATAATAATACAAAATACCAATACAGATAATAAAACAAATATAATTGGCGAAAAATCGCCATATACAAATTTTGTTTCTGTTTATGATAAATTTTGTAAAGACCGAATTGGTGTCGGATGCAAGATGAACGGCGCAGAAGGCAAAGCATTAAAATCAATTATTAGTTATTTATCATTGCATATAAAAGGCGAAAGTCAAAGCGAATTGGTAGAAAGCTGGCGATTTATTTTAAACAAATGGGATGCGCTGGATGAATTTCATAAGAAACAAATGAAACTCACACAAATAAATAGTAACTTAATAAATATTTTAAATCAACTTAGAAATAATGGAAAAGCAAAATCAAGTAACCTTGAACAAGAAATACGAAATCGGTTACATAGCAAACAACGAGCAAGAGTTTAAAAGAAAAGTTAGAAATTTAAATCTTATTACAATTATTGATGAACTTGAACACACTCCGTCAATAAATAAACTTTCACGAATTAATAAAGAAGGATTATTGGACGAAGTAGTTTTGTTATTAATTCAAACAGACAAATTTTTTAATGTAAAAAACGGATTAACCGAAGATGCATTGTACGATATAGCCGATTTGATTATGTCTGAATATAAACATTATACTATGTTAGATTTAGGTTTGTGTTTTAAAATGGCAAAAATTGGCAGGTTTGGCAAAGTATATGAAAGGCTTGACGGCGGAGTTGTTATGGACTGGATGTGTCAATATGAAATACAAAGAGACAAAGCAATAATAAGAAATGCGCAAGATGAACATAACAGAACAAAAGAAAGCGCATTTAGAGAGAAAACAGAATGGTTAAATTTTACACATCAAATCAAATGAAAAAAAAATTACAAATAGAAGATTTAACATTAGAAATGAAAAAAGATATTTTTGTTCAAGTAATAAATGTTAAGGAACACCCAAAAGCTACTGCAAAAAAATATAATATAACGGAACACACAATAAATCAAATATGTCAAGAATTTATTTTTGAAAAAATAATTGATACAGATGATGGAATATTAGACATAACACCGGATAATGAATTAAAAATTGAGGACTAAAACAAGAAAACAAGGCACACCGGAACACACATTGCAAAAATCATTAGTGCAATATATGAAATTATCGTACCCAAAAATTTTGTTTTGTGCAAGTGCTGGAGGAATGAGAACATCAATGACGCAAGCCGTAAAGATGAAATCAAGCGGTTATGTTAAAGGATTTCCGGATATGTTTATATACGAGCCAAAACAAAAGTATAACGGATTAGCTATAGAATTAAAAGTAAAAGGCAATTATCCAAGTACACATCAAAAAAAATGGATTGCAGATTTAAATGCAAGAGGTTACAAAGCAGTTGTATGCACTGGACTGGACGAAGCGGTAACTGAATTGAACAATTATATGCGATTATGACCGATTTTTTGTTGTTATTAATTGCATATTTACTTTATATAATGTTAAAAAACGACGATAAATTGGTCTGAAAATGGCTCACAACGAGCAAAATCTAATAGTATTAAATGTTTTTTTTACACATTTTCAGACCATTTTACTCTAGTAAAAATAAAAACATTGAAAATAATTTATATTTATTGCAAAAAAGTTTGGTGGATTGAAAATATGTTGTATATTTACATCATATTTAGAAACAAACAGTTCACAAAAATATTGAGTTAGAGTTTAGAAGAACAGAAGGTTAGGCACAATATGAGAATAAACTCACAAAAGTAAAAAGCCCAAAAGGCTGGCGATGAAAGACACGAATTGCAAAATTCAAATAGCTTGAAACCCCATAACTCAAAATTTAGTGAACATAGTTCATTGACATAAGAAAGAAAAAACTGTCTCCGGAAGGATTAAAGGGGGAACACATTGAGCCTAGCAAAGCGCAGATTAGATGGCAAGAAGTATGTTAATTGTTGAAGATGAGTAGCGAATTTGTGAAAACAAAGATATTAAGAGAATAACCAAATACTTAATTTTAGCCAAAATACAAAAGGCAATTCCTAGACAGATTGGATGGCAAAATAATAGCCGTAAAGAAGGGCGCACTAACTTGTTTGATAGCAGGGAAGGGTGGAAATAGCTTGGAACGAAAATTTAAATGAATTTCAAAATCTATCAATAATGTTTTCACTGGTCGCACATCCTTATCTTTCTTATCAATGAATTAAAAATAAATATTATGAAAAAAATAACTGACAAAATACAATATTGGTTAGATAAACATCCGACATTAAGAGACAATGACGAAAGACTTTGTGCAAATATATGGCACGAAGAACTTTTGCATTTAGGTTATGAAAAACAAGATTTTTTATCTATATATGCAAAGGGAAAACTAACATCTGCGGCAAGTATAAAAAGATTGCGAGCAAAATTGCAAGAGGTAAATGCAAAATACAGAGGGGAAAAATACTATAAAAGAAAAGGTATTTATCAAGATAGTTGGAAGGAAAAACTTGGATATAATTAAACAAATATTATGAAAAAATTAAAAAATTGGAATGTAAAAAAAACCAAATGGTATAAAGATATGGACAAAAAATTTGAATATAAAGACAAAGAAGTTTCACTAGGTCTTTATAATCTTATTATCACTTGTGCAACATTAAAACTATATAACGATAATAAGCTAAAAGCCAAAAAAAATTTTAAGCTGAAAGACGTTTATGATTATTTTGGACTTGATGGGTATGGGCTAAACAAACATACATTGCTGAAAGAATTAGAAAATTTTAGAAACCAAATTAAATAAAATGACAGAAATAATAATGATTTTGTTTGCATATTGTTTCGGATTTATGTCCGGAATGATACGAGAAAGGTGCAAATAGACATAAAATTTATAGTTTTTTACTCTAGTAAATAAAAATAATTAACATTTATTGCAAAAAAGTTTTGTAGTTTGCAAAATAGTTGTATATTTACATATAATTAATAACAAAAAAAACAAACAAAATGACAACTACAAAAACAACAACAATAACAAGCGAAATGATAAACGAAATGAAAGAAGTAAAATTCATCTTAGATTTAGTAAACACATACAGAAGCTGCACACTTAATAGATTAGTTAGACTTTGTGGAAAAAGATTTGCAAGAACAGTTAGTGGATACGAAATGACACCGGCACAAGCTACAAAGCAAATTGCTTTATTAGTTGAATGCGGAATGCTTGTATGGATAAAAGAGCAAGGCGGCGATGGTTGGAATACATCTTATAAATATGATGCCTTAGCAATACAACCAAATAAAATAGCATAATAAAAAAATAACTAGGGGGTGTAAAAACCCCCACTTAAAACAAAACACTATGAAAAACAACACAAAAGGTTTAGAATATTATCTAAGCAATGCATTAAACAATTTAGCTTATCAAGACAGAGAAAAAAAACTGCGAGAATATGCAAAAAAAGCAAGTCCGAAAACGTTACGTCAATACATTAGCAATAAAACTGACGACGAATGGACAATGGAATGTTCAGTTGCTAAAGACGAATTAATTAGAAGGGGTATAAGACCCTATTAAATATAGGTAAGGGGGGTTGTTTATTAATTATTGTTTTTCGTTTTTGTCCCCCCTTCCTTTTCTAAAAAAATAATTTATATATTTGTTAAATGAGAGAGACAGAGGAAAATGTGTATCATATTCCAAGAAAGGTTTTTGTTAAGTACATAAGGCATTCACTAAACACAACTTTAATTGATATACAAAAGAGAGAGAATATAAATTTAAAAATAAGTCCAGTCAATAAAGCGGTCTATGATATTACTTTAATTTCAGAAAATAATTACTGGAAATATTGGCTAGAAGATAACAACATAATAATATAATTGAAAAAGCAAAATGATTTTAATAAAAATTTAGATAAGGTTGCAAAAAAAGTAATTGATTTATTAAAAGAAAAAAATCTAGCATACGGAAACACGGCATTAAATCCGCCAAAAATATTTAGCAAGTTAAATTCTGCAGAAGCCATTTGTGCAAGGCTTGACGATAAACTTAGCCGAATACAAAACAAAGGAATTAATGACAAAACTGAGGACACTATTGATGATGTTATTGGTTATTTATTACTGTTAAAAATGAGTATAAATGACAACTGATAGTGAAAAATATGGCGGCAAAAGAATGCGTTTATCAAAAGAGGAAGCTGACATAATAAACGAACATAGAGGGGACAATTTAGATAATATTAACGGCAATACTGCATTAGACATTCATTTAAAAGACAGAGGAATTGACAAAAAAGATGTTGTTTCTGTCAAGCATTGGCAATCAATGTCCGGAGAACTAAGATTTTCTATTGTAACAAAAGAGGATTACGGATTAAGTGAAAAAGATTTATTTAGTAAAGTAAACAAATTTATATCTGAATATTCGCCAGCTTATAAAAAAATAAAAAGAGAGGACGGAAATCATTTGTTAGTTGTAAATCCTGCAGACATACACATTGGCAAATATGCAGACGAACTAGAAACAAAAAGCGGTTATGATACTGGAACGGCAGTTGATAGAGTTTTAGAGGGTGTTGTTGGTTTGTTAGAAAAAACAAAAGGTTTTGAAATAAGTAAAGTTTTATTTTGTATTGGCAATGATATTCTCCATATAGACAATGTTTACAATCAGACCACTGCTGGGACTATTCAAGACACTGATGGCAAATGGTGGCAGCATTATGAAATAGCTTTAAAATTATATGTTAAATGCGTTGAAATACTTAGGACAGTTGCGCCAGTTGATGTTGTGCATTGTATGTCAAACCACGATTATCAATCCGGATTTCATTTAGCACACACATTAAAATCTTGGTTTCGTAAAGCCGAAGACGTAACTTTTGACATATCAGTTGCACATAGAAAATATTATATTTACGGCAAAAATTTAATTGGACTTGAACACGGCGACGGCGCAAAAATGGATAAACTACCATTATTAATGGCGCAAGAAAAACCAAAAAAATGGTCTGAAACAAAATTTAGATATTGGTATTTGCACCATTTACATCACAAAGTAAAACATAAATGGAGGGACGCAAAAGATTATATTGGAGTAACTGTAGAGTATTTAAGAAGTCCAAGTGGAACTGACAGTTGGCATTCAAGAAAAGGATTTACCGGAGTTCCAAAAGCGGTTGAAGGATTTTTGCACGAAAAAAATAATGGACAAATTGCAAGAATAACACACTTTTTTTAAAATTATTATATTTGTTGTTAAATGGCGACAACAATAAATATCACAAAATTAATCCCTGCAGATTATAATCCAAGAGACATAACAAAAAACAATTATGCTAAATTAAAAGCTAGCATACAAACTTATGGTATTTTACAACCATTAATAATAAACACAAACGGAAGCCGAAGAAATGTCATTATCGGTGGACATCAAAGATATAAAATAGCAAAAGAGATAGGACTAAAAGAAGTCCCAGTAAAATATTTAAATCTTAATTTAAAAAGAGAACGTAAACTAAATTTATCTTTAAACAAAAATACTGGACATTGGGATAAAGATATTTTAGCAAATAAATTTGAGATAGAAAATTTGTTAGATATTGGTTTCACTGAATTTGAATTAGGTATAAATGATTTTATAGAAAGCAAATATGAAACGTTTACAACTAAATTAACAAAAGCAGAATACAAAAAAACATCGCAAGTCCTGCGTAAAATAATGAAAGTAAAACAATATAATGAAGCCGAAGCGTTAATGTATATAATTCATAACTTTTGGAAAGGAATAACATTGGACGAAGACAAATTAAAAATAGTAGAAAAATATTATATAAACGATGAAAAAGATAACACCGGAATTAGTTTTAGGGAATAGAATTTTATGCGATGTCTCTAAAATAAAACCATATTGGAGAAACGCAAGAAACAATAAAAAAACTATTGAGTTAATAAAAGAAAGCGTAACAAGTTTTGGTTTTTTTGGAACAATAACAGTTGATAAAACTTACACAATTATAACTGGACACGCAAGATTTAATGCGCTTGTTGAATTGGGTTATAAAAATGTGCCAATTGAAATGGTTGAACATTTAAGCGATAACAAAGTGAGACAGTATCGCATAGCTGACAATAAAATATCAGAAAAAACAGACTGGGTTGCAGAAGATTTAATGATTGAAATAAAAGAAATTGGAAACATTAATGATATGCAAAAATATTTTGATGTTAAATTAGATGACTGGTTGCAAATAGACACACAAAGAGGTTTTAACCCAATGTATCCAGTAAGTCCAACAACGACACCAAATGATGTTTCTAATAATGATGTAAAAAAAGTTAATGAAACAATAAATATTGAATGTCCAAACTGTAATAAAACAATTAAATTTGGACGTAAAGAATTAAAAGATAAATTAAAATAAAATGACAAATAGTTACACAAAAGAGGACACACAAAAAATGCAAGATGAATTGACGCAAGAAATGGTTGATGACTTAGCAATTGCAAATAATTTATTTCCAATTAAAAAACAAGAAATGTTAATTGCATTAGAAAAATCATTAGGCATAATCACACCAGCTTGCAAGGCAGTGGGAATTGCAAGGCAAACACATTATAGATGGTTAGAAGAGGATGAATTGTATAAACGCTTAGTCAAAGACGTACAAATGACAAAAAGAGATTTTAATGAAAGTGCATTGTATCAATTAGTTCAAAAAGGAAATGTGCAAGCAACATTGTATGCAAACAGAATAAACAAAGACAGAGGTTACTCAGACAGTCTTGAACACACTGGCGCAGACAGAGAGCCAATAAAATTTGTTACAATTAAAACATATGAAAAAGAAGATTAGTCAAAAACAAATGTTTTTTGAAATATGGGACGAAAGAGAACACATCTGCGAAAACTGTAAAAGACATTTAGGCAACGAGCCGTTAGCGCAGTATTTTAGTCATATAAAACCGAAAGGCTTATATCCGGAATTAAAATTTGTTAAGGACAATATTCAATTACTTTGTTTTGAATGTCATTATGCATTTGATTTTGGCGGAAATGAAAAGTACAATAAGCGCACAAAATGAAACTATCAGTAAAGCAAACAATTGCATTAGACATATTAGAAGATAAATCTACTAACAGTTTATTATTTGGTGGTGGTGCTGGTGGCGGTAAATCATTATTGGGATGTTTTTGGATTTTAAAAATGTGTATAGAATATCCGGAAACAAGATGGTTAATAGGTCGTAGTAAATTACAAACATTAAAAGCAACGACATATAACACGCTTGTTGAGGTTATTAAAATGCAAGGACTAACGTCAGCCGATTACACATACAACGCACAATCCGGACAAATGAAAATATTAAGCACCGGAAGCGAGATAATATTTAAAGATTTATTTTATTATCCGTCAGACCCTTTTTACGATAAGCTAGGGAGTATGGAAATCACTGGTGCTTTTATTGACGAAGCGTCAGAAGTAACGCAACGAGCCTATCAAATACTGTCATCAAGAATAAGATTTAAATTAGACGAAAACAATTTAATTCCTAAAATATTATTGACTTGCAATCCGACAAAAAATTGGTTGTATAATGAATTTTATATACCGGAAGACAATGGAACTTTACCAATACATAAACGCTTTGTAAAATCATTAGTAACTGACAATCCATATATAAGCAAACATTATATCGGACAATTACAAAGATTAGACAGAGTTTCAAGAGAGAGATTATTAAATGGAAATTGGAAATACGATGACACACAAAACAAACTATTTAATTATGATGCAATTAATGATATGTTTACAAGCAATTTTGTTGAAGGCGGACAATCATATTTGAGCATTGACATTGCAAGATATGGCGCTGACAGTTCTGTAATATGTTTTTGGAATGGCTGGCGATGTGAAGAAATAAAACAATTTAAAAAATTAAGTATTACAGATTTAGCTTTAGAAGTTAATAAAATGGCGACTAAATATAAAGTTAGAAGGGGAAACATTGTAGCTGACGAAGATGGTGTTGGTGGTGGTTTGGTTGATATGGTGTTGGGATGTAAGGGCTTTATTAACAACAGTAGGGCTTTAAGAGGGGAAAACTATTCTAATTTAAAAACACAATGTTATTATGAATTTGCTAAATTAGTAAACGCAGGAAAAATTTATTGTGTAGCTGATATGGAAATGAAAAATAATATTATACAAGAATTTGAAGTAGTTGAAATGAAGGATATGGATAAGGATAATAAGTTGCAGATTATAGGTAAAGATAAAATCAAAAATAGCATTGGCAGAAGTCCGGATTTTTCGGATGCATTAATGATGCGAATGTATTTTGAATTAGCAAAATCTAATCAAATTACCTATTACGGATAAACTGCATAAATTAAAATTAATTAAAAAATATATTTGCATTATGGTAATAGTAGAGGTGGACGGAAAAGAAGTTAAAATCCCTAGTAAATATTCAGATATGAAAGTTTCTGAATTTACTGGTTTTTGGAAGATATTGAATAAATATGATTTAACGCAAGAGGACGATATTATTAAAAGGGATAGCGATGAAATGGATTGCACAATTGAAATTGTTGCAAAACTTTTAAACATTCCTTTAACAGAAGCGGATAACATTCCTTATGATAAGGCAAGCGAGGTTATAAACATATTTAATAATATGATGAACAATGAAAAATATGATGACGATTATTCCGGTCAAGCATTTGTTCATAATGGAGAAAGTTATTATTTTCCAAAAATGTCATTAGATAAAATGACTTTTGGGGAATATGCAGAAGTAAAACAAATTGAAGTAATATTAGGAAAAGAGGTTGATAACAGATTTGATTTTATACCGCAGCAAATGGCTATATTATGCAGAAGGGCTGGCGAAGGTAAAAATGATTTTGACAGAGGTAAAAGAGAAAAAGAATTTGAGAGTTTGACAATGGATGTTATAATGCAGTTCGCTTTTTTTTTGTCCAAGTGGAACAAGCGATTAAGTCAAAATACCCAAATCTTTACGGAAAATCAACTGGAACTGGCAAAAAGTTAAGTCATATTTTAGACGAATATGGCTGGTTAAATAGTATTTATGACATTGCAATTGACGGAATATTTACTAAAAGTTGGAAATATAGTGCGGTTGAAAGTGTAGAGGAAACAGAAGTTTGGGATGTTTTAACTTATATGAGTTGGAAATCTGCAAATCAAGAATATAAAAACAAATACCAAGAATTGGAACATAAAAAAATGAAACAAAAAAATTAAAAAATGGCAATAACTACAATAACAGATTTAAAAGCCGACATAAGAACTGCAAGCATTGGAAATTTTAATACATTCCATTTTGGATATTTAGGCGAAATAAACAGTTACAGAGCAAGTTCATCATATCCATTGTTAATGTTACTGCCGCCGGAAAGTAATATTGCAGATGTTTATAAAGGAGACGAAACATACACATTAGTTTTTCATTGTTATACATTTAATGCGGAAGCATTAGATAATTCGCAAGATGGTTTGGTGCAAACATACGACCAGTTAATGGATTTTTTTGCAAGTTTTATGAATACATTATTAAGAAACAACGAAAGCAAATATGTATTAGGAGGGTCAATGAATATTGAAAGAGTAAGCAGAGAATTTAATGATAATTTAGTTGGTCTTGTTATTACAATTCCTTTAAAATCATATACAAAATGTTTTAATTATTAAATGATATTAGATAAAAAAATATTAAGAAGAGTAGGCGAAGCATATGCAACTGCATTTGGTGTTGAATTAGTAAAGCAAGGCAGAGAAGAAAGGGCTGGCGGATTAATTAAAAGCTTGCGAGTTATACCAAAAGAAACGGAAGTCAGTATTGATGGAAATTTTTATTGGACTTTTGTTGATAAGGGAGTAAAAGCATCGTCAATAAAATACCCAAAAGCACCGGCAAGAATAAATGCTTTAATTAAATGGTTAGAACGGAAAGGAGTTGCAGGAAGCGATAGCGTAATAAAAGGAATTGCATATGCGATTGCATACACACATAGCAAAGTCGGTATGCCAACACGAAGAGGAAGGTTTGACAGAAGCAGAATTGGATTTGTAGATAAGGCAATAAAAAGAAGTCAATCAACAATTGCAAGAACAATAGACAGAGAATTTGGAAAAACAGTAGATATAATTTTAAACAAAATATAAAATGGCAAAGAAAAAGAAAAAAGCATACGGAACTAAAACAAAACCTAAAAGCAAAAGCATTAGGAAAAAAAGATATTAATTATGATAACAGAAGTTATGAATGGCGCAGTTTTGTACGATGTTACAAGACCATTTGTTTGGAAATTTGAAAGTACAACCGCAGCCAATTTAGTTTATGTAATACAAAAACAAGCAGATGGGTCTCCAGTATTTGAAAACATAAGTGGACTATTAAGGCAGCCAATGGAGTTTGGTAGTAACGGAGAATTTTTAATTAATCCATCAGAAATTTTAGCTGACGAAATTAAAACTAAAATTAGAGAAAAAAATGAATATGAAGACAGAGTTGAATTTGAAGGGTCAATAAAATGGAGACTGTTAATGACAGAAGAGGTTGTA